TTGGCTGTCGCGGCTGCGGGCTGTGCGCCCGGCGACAGGGTGATTCTGCTGGAGCGGCTGCTGGAAGAACTGCGCCCCGGCTGGCCGGGGGCCGCCTTCATGGGCCGGGTCATGGAGGAGGCGGCGTTCTGGGCCGACATGGCGTCGCGTGTCGAGCTTAAGGCCTACTGCCTGGCCACGTTCCAGCGAATGAAGCCCGCCGATCAGGCCGCTTTCCTGGGCTATGTGCAAGGGAGGGCCGCGGCATGAACGCGATGGCAACCCTTGGAGAGTTCGACAAAGCGCACCTGTCGGCAATCGGGCGGCAGGCTGAGGTCTATGACGCCGAAGAGGGGGATGTGTTCTCCGTCACCCTGGGGTGGCGCGTTTGCCACGAGGCACACCCCCACATTGGCGGGGAGGTGATCGGCTGGGCCGACCCGGTTGACGACTTCCTGAATCCTTGCGCGCAAGACCATCCCGACGCGGTTTTCAGGACGATCCTGGTAAGGTGGGACGAGGGCACCAAGCCCCAGCTGTCGGATCGTGTGCCCGCCGGGAGAGTTCGCGGCGAGGGCTGGCGGCCGGAACATTCCGCGCCACCCGCGCCGCTCAAGTTCCTGTCCTATGACGACATGATCTCCCTGCCGGACCCTGAGTGGCTGGTGGATGGCTTGATCGCGTTCGAAACGTCGGCGCTGTTGTTTGGAAAATCCAACAGCTTCAAGTCGTTCCTCGCGATTGATATTGCCGCAAGCGTGGCGACGGGAACCCCTTGGCACGGCGTCAAGACCGGCGGCAGCGAGTTTCAAGGCGCGCCGCTGGAAGTCGTCTATGTCGCGACCGAAGGGGCGCACGGGGTTGCGAAACAGCGCATCCCGGGCTGGATGGAAGCACACGGCATCGACCACAAGACTCGGCAGTTCCTGCGGCTCTATCCGCAGGAAATTGCCTTGGATGACGACAAGGCTGTGGATGAACTTATCCTGTCGTGCGCGCGAAACTTCAACGCGGCCGATCCGGACGCGTGGAGCGACCCCAGCTATTCTTGCCGACTGATCGTAATCGACATTTTCGGCGCCAGCATGATGGGGCCGGAAACATCCGACGAAACTGCCCGCGCATGGGTCCGCAACATCAACCGGATCATGCGCGAGGTGAATTGCGCGGTCCTGACGGTCGCTCACACGGGATGGGCAGACGACACCCGCGCCCGGATGCACACCCACTTCTGGGGCAGCTTCGATACACGTCTGAAGGCTGAGGGCGACAAGGACAGTATGACAACCGTTCTGACGGTTGACCGGCACAAGGACGCGGACAGCTCGGGACAATGGGGCTTCCGGCTGGAAAAGGTCAAAGTTCCGAACAGCAATCTGACGACATTGATTCCGGTCATGTCCGACGAGGTGGAGAAGACCCAAAAGCGGCGTGTCTCTGGCAAGCCTGCTGTCGCCCTGCAAGCTCTTTCGGAGGCGCTAGCCGACCACGGCAGGACTATCGCCGGGCCGAACTATCCGACCGGCCGCGTCGTCCCCCTGTCCGTCTGGCTGGATATGTGTGCGCGCCACGGGCTGACCGACAGCGACAACCCCGACGCGCTCAAGAAAGCATTTCAGCGAGCCAAGACGACGCTGATCGACAAGGGACTGGTTCGCCAGTTCGACAATCACGCCTGGCCGACCACCGCCGAACCCGAGGGACAGAAAGGGACAGTCCGGGGACAGTCCCCGACTGTCCCCTGCGGGGACGGACAGGGACACCCCCTTATAAGGGTGTCCCCTGTCCCGGGGCCTTCCGAAGCCGACAACAAGGGACAAAACAAATGACCCTGCCAACCCTGCCCGACGCCAAGAACTATCTTCGCATCGACGGCGACGACGACGACGCCACCATCGCCACGCTGCTGGCTGCGGCATCGGCCGAGCTGGCCCGCTACATCGGGGCTGAGCTGCCCGACCCTGTGCCTGCCGACCTGCAACTGGCCGTGCTGGAGCAAGCCGCGTGGCACTTCGACAACCGCGGCGACATGGACGCTCGCCCAGGCCTGTGCCCTGCGGCCGCGCGGATCGCCGCCCGGTTCAGAGGCGTGTCTCTGGGAGCGCCAGAGAGCGCGCAGGAGGGCGAGGATGGCTAAGCCTATCCCCAAGCGCCCTGTGGGAAGACCCCGGCTGGACGGGCTTCCCAGCGGCTCTGCGGAGGCCAAGGCGGCCGACCGGCGCAAGACTGGTCCCAATGCCCGAACTTCCGCGAGCGCGCAGGACCGGCGTCGGACTGCTTCTTTCTCAATTCCCCCCAAAAATTCGGGGGATTTGGCGGATCGGGCGATTGCGTTCCTGGAGGGGCTGCGGGTTCCCGAGGGGAAGCTGGCGGGGCAGCCGTTGAAGCTGGCCGAGTTCCAGCGGCGTTTCGTTCGCGGCGCGCTGGCCGATGGCGTGATGGTCGCCTGCCTGTCCATCGGCCGAGGCAACGCCAAGACGGCGCTATCCGCCGGGCTGGCGCTGGGGCACCTGACGGGCGCGTGGGACGATCAGCCGAAGCGGGAAATCCTGTTCGCGGCCCGGAACCGGGATCAGGCCAAGACGGCGTTTCAGTTCCTGGTCGGCTTCATCGAGGGGCTGCCCGAGGATCAGCAGGAACTGTTCACGATCCGCCGCGGCGCAAAGCTGGAAGTCGAGTTTGACGGCAACGGCGGCGGGCTGGCGCGGTGTATCGCAGCGGACGGCAAGTCGATCCTGGGCGGTGCGCCCACGCTGGCGCTGATGGACGAACGGGCGGCCTGGGAGCGTGAAAAGGGCGATGCCCTGGAAAACGCGATCCTGTCGGGGCTGGGCAAGCGCGACGGACGGGCGCTGATCATCAGCACATCGGCCCCCGACGACGCCAACAGCTTTTCCCGCTGGCTGGATGAACCGCCGCCCGGCACCTTCGTGCAGGAACACCGCCCGGCGTTCGGCTTGCCTGCCGACGATCTGGACAGCCTGCTTGAGGCCAACCCCGGCGCGACCGAGGGCATCGGCTCAACCCCGGAATGGCTGGTGGCGCAGGCGCGGCGGGCGATTGCGCGGGGCGGATCGGCCCTGTCGAGTTTTCGGAATCTCAACCGGAATGAGCGTTGCTCGACCGAGGATCGTTCGGTGCTGGTGACGGTTGACGAATGGCTGGCGTCCGAGGTGGATCCCGACCAGCTGCCCCCGCGCGAAGGGCCGTGCGTCCTGGGCGTGGATCTGGGCGGCAGCCGCAGCATGTCCGCAGCGGCGTTCTACTGGCCGCAGACCGGCCGCCTTGAGGCTGTGGGCACCTTCCCCGGCTCGCCCGGCCTGGCGGATCGTGGCGCGGCTGACGGCGTGTCGGATCGTTATGTGCAGATGCAGGAGCGGGGAGAGCTGACCACGCTCGGCAGCGCGACGGTTCCGCCCGGCCCGTGGATGGTGCAGTTGATCGAGCGCCTGGACGGCATCCCGCCCGCCTGCATCGTTGGCGACCGGTTCCGCCATGCCGAGTTCAGCGAGGCGATGGAAAAGGCCGGACTGTCCCGTGTCCCGTTCGTCTGGCGCGGCTTCGGCTGGAAAGACGGCAGCGAGGATGTGGAGCGGTTCCGGCGGGCGCTGTTTGACGGCGAGGTGAAGGGCGCGGCGTCTCTGCTGCTGCGGTCCGCCATGTCGGACGCCATTGTTCTGAATGACCCGGCCAACAACGCCAAGCTGGCGAAGGCGCGCAGCCTCGGCCGCATCGACGCGGCGGCGGCCACGGTGCTGGCGGTGGCGCAGGGGCAGCGGATGCTCGCCAAGCCCGAGCGCAAGGCAAGGGTGGCATGGGCATGAGCAAGCGCGACGAATACCACCGCCATTCCAAGCGCGTCACACGCGGCCCGCGCTGGAAATCCATCCGCATGGCCGTGCTGGAACGCGACGGCTTCAAATGCGTGGACTGCGGCAAGAGCCGGGGCCGCCTGGAGTGCGATCACGTCATCCCGGTCCGGCTGCGGCCCGACCTGGCCTACACCCCCGAAAATCTCGCCATGCGGTGTCCATCGTGTCACGCGGCGAAAACCCGGATCGAGGTCGGCAACAAGCCGCCTTCGTATGACCGCCGCGGCTGGCGGAGGGCTGTCAACGCCCTGATGGCCGACAATCCCCTATCGAGCAAAGAGGTAAGAGATGCTTGATTCTGTTCGTATCGCCCGGCGGCAAAGCGAAATCCGCCAATCCCTGGCCGAGCTGGCCGGGGCCGAGACCCTGACCGACGAGACCCGCGCCAAGATCGACAATCTTGACCGCGAGTATCAGGACGGCGAACGCCGCTATCGCGCGGCGCTGATCGCCGAGGATACCGAGCGCCGCGAGGCCGGGGCCGATCTGGAAAACCGTGATGATCGGCAGTTTGCCGAGCTGATCGGCCGGTTCGAGCTGCTGCAGGTGGCGCTGGCTCTGGATGAAGGTCGCAGCCTGTCGGGCGCAACGGCCGAGGTTGTGGCCGAGCTGCGCAATGCGGGCGGGTATCAGGGCATCCCAGTTCCGTTCGCGGCGCTGGAACAGCGGGCGGGCGAGACCGTCGCGGCTGACCAGATTGCCCCCAAGGCGATCCGCCCGACGATTGACCGCATCTTTCCCGGCTCTGTGGCATCGCGTCTCGGGATCGAGCGCATCCAGATCGAGCGCGGCGAGCTGGCGTTCCCCGTGGCGACCGCAGGCGCTGTGTTCGGCTGGCAGACCACCGAGCTCGGCGACGTGGGCGCGGCGGCGGCCTACAAAACCACCGAGCGCAGCCTGAACCCGGATCACACCGGCGGCGCGCAAATGGTGATCAGCCGTAAGGCGCTGATGCAGGCGGGCCAAGGGCTTGAAGCGGCGATCCGGCGCGACCTGTCGGCGGTGATCGGGGCCGAGCTTGACCGGGTTGTGATCAACGGCACCGGCCTGACCGGCGAGCCTCTGGGCATCGTCCCCGGCGCTTCGACCTACGGCATCGACAGCACCCCGGTTGGGGCTGTGGCGTCCTGGGCGGCGTTCCGGGCCGAGGTGGTCGAGTTCATGGAGGCCAATGCGATCACGACGCCCGGCGCGGTCAATCTGGCCTTCCCGCCTGCGATCTGGTCGGACCTGGATGATGCGCTGATCAGCGGCACGGCCGTGTCGCAGTGGGATCGGCTGGTGAAGCACATCGGCAGCCCGGCGATCAGCAACACCATCCCCGACGCGACCGCGATCCTGACCGCGACGGTGCAGGGCATCGCGCCCGGTTATCTCGGCGTTTATGGCGGTGTTGACCTGGTCCGCGATCCCTACAGCAAGGCGGCATCGGGGCAGCTGGTGCTGACCGGGCTTGTCACGGCGGACTTCACGGTTCCCCGCGGCCTGCAAACCCGCATCCTGACCGGGCTTGAGGCCGGTAGCTGATGCTGTGGGGCGCGTCATTCGGCGGGCTTGAACTGCGTTCCGAGGGCGGGGCAACCCGCCTTCGGGCCGTGTTTCCCTACGGCGCTGAAACCGAGCTTGCGCCCGGCCGTCACGAGGTGATCGCGTCCCGCGCGTTTGCCTCGCGCATCGAGGCGGGCGATGAAATCCACCTGCTGGCCGGGCATGACTTCAACCGGCCGCTGGCATCCCGGCAGGCGGGCAACCTGACCCTGCGCGACACTGACGCCGCGCTGGTGATTGAGGCCGAGATTGACGGCAGCACCAGCTGGGCGGCCGACTTCATCGCCGCACACCGGGCTGGCCTGATAAAAGGGCTATCCCCCGGCTTCCGCGTCCCGCGTGGCGGCGAAACCGTTCAGCGCCGAACGGATGGCATCCTGCGGACGATCACGGCGGCCGAGCTGTTCGAGGTCTCAACCGTGACCCGGCCCGCCTATCCCGCCGCGCAGATCGAGGCGCGCAGCTGGGAGACACATCAGGACCGCCAGCCCGTGCGCAGCCCGGTCCACCACCTGAACCGATGGAGGGCATGATGGGGATCTTCGATATGTTCCGGCGCCAGCGGGAGGCGGGCGGCCACCCCCCGTCCGAAACCCGCGCCGTTGCCATGGGCTACACGGCCGATCTGCTGGCCGCCCGGCATGAATGGCTGTCGGGCGTGTCCACAGTGGCCGAGGCCACCGCCACGGTGCAATCCTGCGTCAGCCTGTGGGAATCCACCTTCGCCCTGGCGGACGTGATCGGCACCGACATGCTGGACCGCCGCACACTGGCGATGATCGGGCGCAGTCTTGCCCTGCGCGGGGAAAGCGTCTGGCTGATCCGGGACCGGCTGTTGCCCGTCACCGATTGGGACATCAAGACCCGGCACGGCGAGCCTGTGGCCTATCGTGTGAGCCTGTCGGAGATCGGCGGCGGCGCGTCACAGACCGCCCTGGCGGGCGAGGTGCTGCACTTCCGTATCGGATCATCCCCGGCCGCACCTTGGGCGGGATCGGCGCCCCTGCACCGGGCGAGCCTGTCCGGGGCGCTGTTGCAGGCGGTGGAGACGACGCTGCGCGAGGTCTACGACAACGCCAATATCGGTTCCATGATCGTGCCCCTGCCCGAGGGATCGGCCGAAGACATGGAGGCGATGCGGGCGGCGCTG